CACTCGTCTAGTCGTCGGCAGCGTCAGATGTGTATAAGAGCCAGCCGCCGTCCTCTCCATCCCTCCTCCCCGCGTCGGAAGCGTCCGCGCGCGTGTCCCGGAAGAAGCGAGGCGCCTCATGAGTCGTGAGCTGCTGTCGTCGAAAATCGTGGTTGAAGAGGAGGAGCCGCGCGTCCGCGGCATTCCCTCCGCCCCCACCTCCGTGGCGGGTGCCGTGGGCCTGGCGGAGCGCGGCCCCATCGGCCAGGCCGTGCTGTGCACCTCCTTCGAGGAGTACCAGGCCACCTTCGGAGGCTTCACCCCGGACTCGGACCTCGCCCTCGCCGCCATGGGCTTCTTCGAGCAGGGCGGCAGCCACCTCTGGGCGGTGCGCACCGTCCACTACGAGGACGTCTCCAACCCCGAGTCGCACACGGCCACGCGTGCGGCGGCGGCCCTCACCACGGGCGGCGGGCCCACGCCCGCTGTCGTGCGTGGCACCCTGCGGCCCCCCTTCACCCTGGCCGACGGCCAGCGCCTGGAGGTGTCCGTCAACGGCGCCGAAGCGGTGGACGTCATCTTCTCCGGCGCAGCGGCTTCCGTCTCTGCTGGCCGCCCGGGGCCCTACGCCCTCACTTCCGGACAGGCGCTCCGTGTGCGTGTGGACGACGGGCGGGACGTCTTCATCCCCTTCCTCGAGGAGGACTTCGACGACATCGGCCAGGCCACCGCGCAGGAGGTGGCCGCCGTCCTCAACGCGGGCCTCGTTGGGGGCCGCGCCACCGTGGAGGACGGTGTGCTGAGCATCGCCAGCGACACCCAGGGCGTCTCCAGCCGTCTGGAGGTGGGCGACGAGGTGGCGGGCACCGTCTTCGGCTTCCCTGGCGGCCCGCAGGTGGGGAGCGGCAACGTCCAGAGTCTGCGCGCCGTCGAGCTGGCCGAGGTGCGGGCCCTCGTGGAGGCGGCCGTGGCGGGCGTCCGCGTGGCGCCCTCGTCCCTTGGAACGCTGCAGGTGCGCACTCAGTCCACGGGGCCTGGCGCCTCCTTGCGTGTGCAGGGCGACGCGGGCCCCGGCCTCGGCCTCGACGCGCTGCCGCACACGGGCGACGCCTCCGGCGCCATCGACGTCCTCCATCTGGAGGCCAAGGACGCGGGCGCCTACGCCAACCGCCTCGAGGTGGTGGTGCGTCCCTCCACCAACGGTACCCCCGACACCTTCGACGTCCTCGTCCTCGAGGACGGCACCTACCGCGAGTCCTTCCCCAACCTCTCCTCGGCCGAAAACGACGCGCGCTACGTCGAGCGCGTCCTCAATGACGAGCGCACCGGCAGCAGCTACGTCCAGGCCTTCATGGTGCAACCGGACGCGGTTCCGGACGTGCAGACGGTGGCCCTCTCGGGTGGTACCGACGGCCTCGTCGGCCTGGACGACGCCGACTTCATCGGCTCCGAGGCTGGCCGGAGTGGCCTTTTACGCGCTCGACGAGGTGCAAGACGTCTCCCTCCTCCTGGTGCCCGGGCGAGCCACGCCTGCCGTCCACAACGCCATGGTGCGCTACTGCGAGGTGGCCCGCGACGGCCTCGTCTTCGCCGTCCTCGACTCGCCCGCGGGCTACAGCGCCACGGACATCGTCTCCTACGTCTCGCAGGAGGCCGCCCTCGAAGGACTCTCTGAGCACGCGGCCCTCTACTGGCCGCGCGTCAAGGTGCTCAACCCCGCCCGAAGCGTCTTCGGCAACGTGGAGCAGCTCGTCGTCCCGCCCTCCGGCATCATCGCTGGCGTCTTCGCGCGCAACGACGGCGCGCGCCCCGGCGGTGTGTACGACGCGCCCGCGGGCATCGAGGCCGGGCGCATGTTCGGCGTCCTGGGCTTCGAGTCCAAGGAGTGCCTCGAAGAGAAGAAGCGGGACGTCGTCTACCCCCGCCGCATCAACCCGCTCACCACCGGGCCCGGCCTCCCGCGCTTCATCGACGGCAGCCGCACGCTGAAGGCCAGCGGCAACTTCCCCTACGTCGCCGAGCGCAGGGGCGTTTCCTTCATCGAGCGCAGTCTCAAGTCGGGCCTGCAATTCGCCCGGCACCGCAACAACACGGAGGGGCTGCGCGCCCAGGTGCGGCGCTCCATTGCCGCCTTCCTCCTCGCGCAAATGCGAAACGGTGCATTCCGCAGCCAGGAGCCCGCCAAGGCCTTCTTCGTCGACGTCTCGGACGCCCTCAACCCACCGTCCGTCGTCTTCGCCGGAAAGCTGGTGGCGCGCATCGGGCTCGCCACCAACAAGCCGGCCGAATTCATCGTCCTGCGCATCGCCCAGGACACCCGCGCCCTCGAAGCCGAGCTGGCCTCGGCGGGCCTGTGAGGAGACTGGCCATGGCCATCATTGGACAGCCGCGCAGCTTCCATAAGCGCTTCAAGTTCCTCTGTGAGGTGGACGGCCTCGGGCACTCTGGTTTCCAGAAGTGCTCCGAGCTGTCCGTCGAGGTCGCCAACGTCCAGTACTTCGAAGGCGGCTCCTTGATTCCGAACAAGAGTCCGGGGCGCCTCACTTTCTCCGACGTCACGTTGGAGAGAGGAGCCACGCAGGACCATGAGCTCTTCGACTGGTTCCAGGACGTCGTCCACACCGCCAGCGGCCTGGGCTTGCCGGACAGCCTCTACAAGCGCAACCTCGACATCGTCCAGCAAGATAGGGACGGCACCACGCTGCGCCGGTGGAGCCTCTCCCGCGCCTGGCCGGTGAAGTTCGTCGCGGGCGAGTGGGACAACGAGAGTGACGAGAACGTCATCGAGTCCGTCACCCTCACATACGACTTCTTCGAGCTGGCGCAGTAACCAATGCGTCGTGGGCGGCCGGAAAACTTGTGACGAACTGCCGAGGGCTTGTTCCCATCAAACGACGGAACATCGCGATGAACGCTGATGAAGTCGCGTAGCCTAAATCCAATGCGACCGACTCGACACTGCGGCCCGCTCGAAGCAAGGGCAATGCATTTACGAGTCGGAGTCGCTGTCGCCACTCCGTGAGCGACATTCCCAACTCACGTTCACAACGTCGAACCAGCGTCCGCTCGCTCATGTGAAACGCTCGCGCAAGCTCACCTAGCGTACGATTATCAGCTGGGTTCTTCTTGAGGGCAGTCAGCACGACTTCGAGTTCTTCATCCTCAGTGCGAGGAACGTAGCTCCCCGTCGTCGCGCAGGTGGAAAGTTGATCGACGAGCACATGCAGCAGTCGCGACCTCATCGGAGTCTCTGCTTCAGATGGCACCCAATCTCGCAGCCGCTCAATGATGGTACGGACCAGTGGCGAAACGATTACGGCGCAGAGCATCTTAGGCATCTGTCCACAAAGGTCGCGACTAACATAGACAGAGCAGTGCACCGCCTCGTCTTCATTGAAGCCCGCATGCTCCGTGTCGGCCGGAATCCAGAGGCCAAGGTGCGGCGGAGCAATGAAGTGCTGAATGCCAGCGGTAACTTCGGTGACACCGCTAAAGGAGTACAAGAACTCCCCCCAACGGTGAATATGCACTGGATATGCCCCGTGAGACGGCATTCGCTCTATTCTGAAAAACACAGGTTCCGGCAAGGACCCGCCGGTGAACGGAGGGGTTTTCAGGTATCGCGGAGATGACTGGAGGTGGGACATCTTCATGAACTGGCAGTCCGGCATTATCGAATGGCAGTTTAGCGCTATATCACTCTAATCCACCGGGCTTAAAGTCTCAACCCGTAGAGCATCCTTAGCCCCAAAGCAGAAGAGCGCAGCGTGCTCGACCGCACCTGTATCGCCGACCTGGCACTTCGTTTGTGTCAGTACAGCAAGCCCCGCCCTGCCTGCTTCGGCCCACGATTCCGCCTATGCGTCTTCTCACTTGAGGAGCACGCACGACCTGCCCGCCAATCTACTTCCGGCCAGAGGACGAGTAACACCCCTGACTCCTCAGCAAACAGAGCCCTCTCGCATGACGAATTCACGACTACTCCTCGTTGTTGGTGTACTGCTCATAGCGGCCAACTTGCGCGCACCTATCACTGGGGTGCCACCACTACTCGGCTCAATCCAGGTGGACTTCGGCTTGAGCACGACAACTGCTGGAGCGTTGACCACACTGCCACTCCTAGCATTCGCTGCCATGTCGCCTGCCAGCGCGCCGCTCGCCCGTAAGTATGGCCTGGAGCGAGTTCTGCTGGGCGCGTTAATGACGATTGCACTGGGAATCATGTTGCGGTCGGCTGGTGCCTCATGGTTCCTGTACATTGGAACCTGGATTGTCGGCATGGGTATTGCGGTCGGCAACGTCCTACTTCCGAGCCTCGTCAAACGCGACTTCTCGCACAACGTCGCCGCTATAACCGGCGCTTACTCGTTGTCCATGGGGGCAGCCGCAGCGCTAGGCTCGGCTGCAGCCGTCCCCCTCGCGAGCGCCTGGGGCTGGCGCCCCGCGCTTGGGTCATTCCTCATCCTCCCATTGATGGCGCTCACCGTCTGGCTCTCTCAGCTCAGCGCGCGGACGGCGCCGGCCCGCGACACTGCTGCGCCGCTGCACGGCGTCAGACTTTGGCGCTCCCCGCTGGCTTGGCAGGTCACACTTTTTCTCGGGCTCAACTCCACAATCTACTATGTGGCCATCAGCTGGCTGCCTGCGATTCTGACCGACGCAGGCCTCTCACCTGCCAAGGCGGGCTCTCTGCATGGCCTGATGCAACTGGCGACTGCAATCCCAGGGTTGGCGCTCGCACCGCTCCTACGACGAATGCGTGACCAATCTCTCCCCGCCGCCGTGGCGGCAATCTTCTCCGCCATTGCACTACTGGGTCTCTTGACGGTGCCGCAATATGCGCCCACCTGGGCAGTCCTGTTCGGCATCGGGACGGGCGCGGGTATCATTCTAGGCTTAACGTTTTTCGGCCTTCGAACCGAGAACGCGCAACAGGCCGCCGCGTTGTCAGGAATGGCCCAGTGCATTGGGTATCTAATGGCGGCTGTGGGCCCCATGGCGATTGGGGCACTCCACGACTTTCTCGGCGGGTGGAGCGTTTCCCTTGGGCTGTGCACGGCCTTGGCGCTCCTTGCGGCCGTCATGGGTGGCTTGGCCGGCCGCTCGCGCCACATCGACAGCCCAAGGCAGCAGGGAGCATAGTCTGCGAATCGTGTTCGACGCCAAGATGGGGAGTTCAAAGGAGTCGTCCGAGGAATGGACCGTCTTCTTGAGAGCTGAGCTGAAAGATGGTGCGTTCCGCGACCAGGTACACGCAACTCCCTGCTGGGGTTGGTCCTTCTCCATGCCCGGGCCAGCAGCGCTGAAACAGCCCTGACCACACCAACGCGCTCATGAGTCCCCCACGCAGGTTGGGTGCTGCACCTGTCGATGTCCCCGATTTGCCGCCCGAGGCCTTTGTCCTTCCCGGAGGAAGGACATGGCGGACATTGTTTCGTGCCCCTCGGGGCTGACGGGCCGCATTCGCGGCATGCGAGTGCGGGAGGAGCGCGTCCTCGCGGATAGGAAGCTGGCGAAGAGCGGCAGCCAGGTGGATGAGCTGCTCTCCGCGTGCTGGGAGGAGATACTGGAGGCAGGCCCCTACACCTTCGCCGACGGGAAGGTGGATTGGGGCCAGGTGCTTCAGGGGGACCGCTTCTACGCGCTCCTCCAGGTGCGCGTCCTCACGTACGGGCCCGAGTACGCCTTCGCCGTCCCCTGTCAGAGTGCCGCCTGCCGCTCCCGCATCGACTGGGAGCTGGACCTGACGCAATTGCCGGTGCGCGCCCTCTCAGACACCAGTCGCGCGGCCTTCATGGCCGGCAACCGCTTCGAGACGACGCTGCCGGACGCCGGCACGCGCGTGCGCTTCAAGCTGCTGACGGGTGAGGACGAGCGGCGCCTGCCGCAGCTCCAGCGCGCGGCCCCCGAGAAGCTGCTGTCCTCCGTCCTCGCCTACCGGGTACTGGACGTCGACGGAGTGGATGCGCGCGACAAGCGCCGCTTCCTCGAGGACCTCACGCTGCGCGACGCCGACTTCCTCGTCGACGAGTTCGACCGCGTCGACTGCGGGGTGGACACCACCCTCGAAGTCGAGTGCCCCGAGTGCTTCATGCGCCAGGAGGTGGAGCTCCCTTTCGACCGGGGCTTCTTCCTCCCGGGGACGCAGCGGACGACGAGGCGACGGGACCGCTCCACCTCTTCCCCGGTGTGACGCTGGAGACGTGGCGAGAGGGCCTCTTCAACCTGTGCTGGCACCAGCACGGAGGCAGCGGCCTCGCAGTTCCTCTCGGTGACGCCTTGGAGCTGCCCACCTCGGACAGGGACTGGCTCCTCGAGCGCATCGGCCAGCAACGCAGTCGCGAGGCGAAGGCCTTGGAGAAGTCCGCGAAGCGGAGGTAGCGCGTGCTCAACAACCTCGGCCTGGGCTTCGTCTTCACGGCGCGGGACTTGGCCTCTGGCACCTTCCAGGGAGTGGAGCGCAACTTCATGAGCCTGGACAGGCGCGTGGGGTTGGGCACCGCGCGCATTGAAACCGCCGTCCAGCGGCTCGGCGTCGCCATGGCCCTCTTCACGGCCGGCGCCGTCACCCTGGGTGCATCCCTCTCTCTGGCAAACACCGCCGGCGAGTTCGAACAAGCCCTGGCGGGCGTGGCCGCCATCTCCGGCGCCTCGGCCGAGGTGCTCGGGGAGCTGCGTGACGCTGCCGTCAAGGCCAGCCTCGCCACGCAATTCACGCCCACCGAGTCCGTGCTGGGCCTGCGCGAGCTCACTCAGGCCGGCTTCACCGCCGCGGAGGCCATGAAGCTGCTGCTGCCGGTGTTGGATTTGGCCGGTGGCTCGCTGGGAGAGCTGACACCCCAGGGGGCGGCGGGCCTCGCCTCCCAGGCCATGAAGGCCTTCGGCATCTCCACCGACAAGGCCGCCATCTCCGTCGACCAGATGCTCCAGGCCGTCAACGTCTTCGCCCTCAGCGCGAATGAGTTGCCCCTGGCCCTCGGCACCGCCGCGCGTGGTGCGCAGGCCCTCAACCAGTCCCTGCCCGAGACACTCATCGCCCTCGGCCTCGTGAAGAACGTCGTCCCTGGCGTGGAGCGCGCGTCCACCGCCGTCGCCGTGGCTATGGAGCGCATGGCGGACCCGCAGGTGCAAGAGCACCTGCGCGGTCTGGGCGTTGCCGTCACCGACTCCAAAGGCAACTTCCTCTCCTTCCTCGGCATCCTCGACAAGCTGTCGCCAGCCCTCGAACGCATGACGGCGGCGCAGCGCTCCGCATTCCTGCTGAAGGCCTTCGGCCGCGAGGCGCTCGGTGGCGTGAATGCCATCCTCACGCAGTTCACCAACGGCATCCGCAAGGACACCGGCGAAGTCGTCCGCGGCGCCGAGGCCCTCAAGTACCTGCGCGATGAGTTCGAGAATGCGGGCGGCACGGCCGAGGCGTTCCGCAAGCAGATGCTGGACACCTTCGAGGGCCAGAAGACGCTGCTCGCCGGCAACCTGGAGACGCTCGCCATCGTCCTCGGAGAGCCCTTCGGCCAGGTGCTGAAACCCCTCGTCACCCTCGTCGCCAGCGCAGTGCAGCAGGTGCTGGGTGTCTTCCAGGCGTTGCCCGGCCCGGTGAAGCGCGCCTTCGCCGCCTTCGCGCTCGGAGCTGGCGGACTGCTTACTCTCGTCGGCGCTGTCATCTCCGCGAAGGTGGGCCTGGCGCTGATGGTGGTGGGCCTCAAGGTGCTGGGCCTCACGCTGGGCGGCCTCCTGGCCACGGTGCTTCCGGCCGTGGGCGCTGTCGTCCTCCTGGGCGTCGCCGTGGCCGGCCTCGCCTACGCCTTCCGTCACAACCTCGGCGGCCTGGGCGACTTCGCGCGGCGTGTGCAGGAGCAGGTGACGCTCGCTTTCCGCGGCCTCGTCCAGCTCTTCGAGGACGGGGGCTTCTCCGGCGCGGTGCGGGAGGAGTTGGGCCGGGCCGAGAATGCCGGGCTCAAGGACTTCCTCATCAACCTCTACCTGTGGGCACATCGCGTCCACAGCTTCTTCTCCAGCCTGGCCGACGGCTTCTCCTCCGGACTCGAAGCCGCGCGCCCCACCCTCGACGCCTTCCAGGCGACGCTGGGGCGGGTGGGCGAAGCGCTGGGCTTCCTCTCCGAGAGGGACGACGCGACCACGGCCGCTGCGAAGTTCGCCGCCTTCGGCGACGCGGGGGCCACGGTGGGACGCGCCCTCGCCCGCGTCTTCGACTTCGTCGTCAGGGGCCTGACGGCCGCAGCGGAGGTAGTGGAGGGCCTGGCGGGGCAATGGCACTACATGAAGGCCGGAGTCGACGTCCTCCTGGGCAGCCTGGCGCACCTCGGCCGCGTCCTCGGCGGGGCCCTCTCGGGCCTCTTGGGCACCAACTCCGCCTTGCAACAGGGCAGCAGTGGGTGGGCGCTCATGGGGCAAGCCATCGGGTTTGCCATCGGCAACATCACCACCGTCGTGGGCGTGCTGGTGTCCGCCGTCTCCCTCGCAGTGTCCGTGGTGGGGGGCATCCTCAACGCGGCCCTGGCGGCCTTCTCGGGCATCGTCGACGTCTTCTGGGGCGTGGTGTTGACGCTGAGCGGAGCCCTCACCGGCAACTGGGCCGAGGCGTGGACGGGCATGAAGCTCATCGTCTTCGGCGTGGTGGACGCCATCTCCGGCGTCCTCCTGGAGTTGGTGGGCGCCATCCTCGGTGTCGTGGACGCCGTGGCGAGCCTCTTCGGCAAGGACACCGGCCTCCAGCAGGCGCTGCGGACGGCCCGGCTTACCCTCCACCGGGACTTGTCCGTCGCTTTCGGCCTCGAGGACTCCCCCGCCGCGGCCCCGGCGCCCGTCGCCTCCATGGCCTCCACCTCGCCGGCAGAGTGGCCCCTGGAGTCCTCGTCCATGCCGGCGGTGGCGGCCCTCCAGGCCTCGCTGCCCCAGCCCGAGGTGCTCTCCTCGCAGCCGGCCGAAACTCCCGCCGCGCCCGTCCTCGTCAGCCTGCAGGTGGACGGAGAGGTGATTGCCCAGGCCACGGCGCGCGCCGAGAGGGACGCCGCCTCCCGCAGCTTCTCCCCCATGCCGGCGTACTGAAAGGCAGGCCCCCCACGTGTCCATCGCTGCCGGCCTCGCTCGTCCTCCTCGCTGCCTCCTCGTGAATGTCCTCACCGGAGAGGCCATGGAGTGCCTCTTCAACCCCACGCAGTTGGTGGAGAAGCTCCAGGTGAATTGGAACCGCCTGGTGGTGCCGGGCCTCTCTCACCAGGTCCTCCAATTTCAGGGCACCTCCAACCGGCAGCTGGCGGGAGTGGAATTCGACCTGGACGCCTTCTTCGCCACGCAGCAGGCCGACACGTCCAACATCATGGCGTTCCGCGCCTTCTTGCGCGCCCTCACTGTGCCTCCGGCGGGTACCGAGGGTGTGCTGGCGACAGCACCTCCACGCGTCCTCGTCCTCTGGCCCGGTGTCCTCACTGTGGAGTGTGTCGTCGCCAGCGTGGAGTTCCAGTACCGCCAGCTCGCCGTCGACGGCCGTGTCCTCGTCTACACCGCCACCGTCACCTTCGAGGAGATTCTCGACACCCGCGTCACCTCCGAGCAGCTCCGTCAGGAGGTGCCGTAGTGGCCCCTCACGCCGGCAGTCGCTACTCCTTCTCTCTCGGCCTTCGGGACGAGGCTGGCCGCCTCTTCCTCACCGAGAGAGTGCCCTACGGCTTCCAGCCGCACGCGGACACGTGCGTCCACCTCGTCGCCCAGGGTGACTCCCTCTGGGGCCTTGCTGGGCGCTACTTCGCGCCCCTGCCGCGCGCCTGCGGCTTCTGGTGGGCCATCGCCGACTTCCAGCCGGAGCCCATCATCGACGCGACGCTGGAGCTGGAGGCTGGGCGGCGCGTCTACATCCCCTCGCTGCGCGTCCTCACCGACGTCATCCTCGGCGAGCAGCGACGGAGGGCGTCCGAATGACGCGGCCCCTCGACAGGAGCGCGCCTGGCGTGCGCCTCACTCTGCTGGCACACGAGAAGGCCCGCAGCGGTGAGCCCCTCTCTCTTGAGGGCCGCGTCCTCGGCCTCACCTTCGAGGACTCCGCCACGAAGGCCGACAAGCTGTCCCTCCAGTTGGACAACTTCGACCTGGCGCTCTTCGACAGGGCGGAGCTGGTGGGCGGCGCGGTGCTGGAGGTGTCCTGGGGCTACCCGGGCCTCATGGCGCCTCCGCGGCGAGTCGTGGTGAAGAAGCTGAAGGGCTTCCAGGTGCTCACCGTCGAGGGCCAGGCCCTCAGCGCCCTCATGCACCGCGAGGCGAAGACGCGCGCCTGGAAGGGCAAGACGCGCGCCCAGGTGGTGCGTGAGGTGGCCGCCGAGTACGGCTACGAGGAGGACTCCGTCCACGTCGAGGACACCGGAGAGTCCTTCGACACCATCCACCAGGCCGGGGAGACGGATGCGCGCTTTCTCCGGCGCCTGGCCGCGCGGGAGGAGTTCGAGTTCCACGTCGACGACAGGGGCCTGTCCTTCAGCCCGCGCAACCAGGCCGCCGCGCCCACCCATGTGCTGTGGTGGTACGCGGACGCGGGCCGGGGCGACATCCTCTCCGTCAACGTCGAGTCGGAGCTCGGGCGGCGAGTAGGCCAGGTGGGTGTGCGTGGCCGGGACGCCATGGCTAAGGCGAACATCGAAGCCCAGGCCAGCAGTGCCACCGTGGAGCGCACCACCCTCGCGGACTTCCTCGAGGTGGTGGACAAGCGCACGGGCACCACGTCGCTGCAGCTTCGCAACAGCACCACCAGCGTCCAGCCCACCTCGGCCTCGACACCTGCCCAAGCCCAGCGCGAGTCCGCGGCCCGCTTCCGGCGCGCGGAAGCCGGCACTGTGAAGCTGTCCCTCCAAGTGGTGGGCAACCCCAGCTTGCGTGCGAAGTCCGTCGTGGAGGTGCGCGGCATCTCCAGCTTCCTGTCCGGCAGGTACTACGTCACCGAGGCGAAGCACGTCCTGTCCGCGTCTGGCTACACCACGGACTTGAAGCTGTCGCGCGACGGCACCGGCCGCCGTCAGCAAGCCAGCCCGGAGAAGCAGGGCCAGCCCCAGGGCGGGCAGCCAAACACCAGCGCGTCCGTGACGACTGGGGCGCTGAAGGAAGTCGAGTCCTTCGAGAGGGACACCGGCACCCGGTACATCGAGTACCGCCGCGACGGGCAGCCCATCGGTGTCGAGGACCCCGAAGCCGGAATGAGTCTCCCCAGGTAGCGAGCCCACCATGCGCACCTTCGACGACGACATCCTTGCCCATGACACGCGCCTGCTCGGCATGTACGTGGGCTACGTCACCAGCCGCGAGGACGGGGAGCAGCTCGGCCGCGTCCGCGTGTGCATCCCCGGTGTCCTTGAGCCCGAGTCCGCCTGGGCCTGGCCCCTGGGCACCTCCGGCGGGGGCGCCAAGGACACGGGTTTCTTCGCGGTACCGCACGTGGGCGCCGAGGTGGCCGTCTTCTTCAACCAGGGCGACGTCGACGCGCCCTATTACCTCAGCGCGCACTGGGGGAAGCCGGGCGGCCAGAGCGAGGTGCCCGAAGAAGCCCAGGTGTCTCCGCCCGACAATCGCGTCCTCGCCACGCCCACCTTCCGCGTCGAATTGGACGAGTCCGCGGGGAAGAGGAAGCTGAAGCTCACCAACCGGAAGACGGGCGACTGCCTCACGTTCGACGCGGAGGAGAACACCGTCACCCTGGAGGCCACCACCGCCCTCACCCTGCGCGCGGTGGGCGCCATCTCCCTGGAGGCGGCTCAAGTCACCATCGCCGGCCGCATCGTCCGCCCCATCGCCGAGCCAATTTGAGGACGCCCATGGCGCTGCCCATCTGCATCCGCATCCCCCCACTGCCCGAGGCGCCCACCCTCACGCTGCCTGGCGGCGCCACCCTGCAGCACCACCAGCTCCTGCAGGCCGTCCAGCCGGCGCTCGCGCCGCTCACGCCCCTCTTCGACATCATCGGCGCGGTGCTGGCCGTCTTCGAGGTCGTGAAGGCCATACCGGACGCGTTGGGCCCGCCTCCGGACCCGACAGCCATCGCCGCAGCCCTCCCGAAGCTGGCCGAGAAGGTGTCCAAGCTGCTCCGCCTCGTCCCCCAGCTATCGGTGCCGTACACGGTGGTGGGCGTCATCGACATCCTCCTGGGCGAGCTGAGCCATGCCCGTGGCCAGTTCGTCCACCTGCAGCTGCGCATGGCGAGTGTGGCGCGGGCCAGGCAGCGGGCCGTCCAACTTGGGGACGCGGGCCTCCTGGCGGTGGCCGGCTGCGCGGAAGCCAACGTCGCCGAGGAGGCCGCCAACGTCGGCAAAGCCCTGGCGGCCCTTTCTCAGCTCATGGCCCTCCTCAACGTCTTCCTGGGGCTGGTGGGCGGCCCTCAGGTGCCAGACTTCTCCAGCCTCGAGGGGAGCCCTCTGGAAGAAGCCCTTGCGCCGCTCGACGCCATCGTCCGCACGCTGCAGCAGGTGCGCGCGGCCATCCCCATTCCGTGAGGAGGATGTCATGAGTCGAGCGCCCCAGAATCTCCTCATCCCCTTCCGTCGTGACAGGAAGCGCGACTTCGCCGTAGGTACCGGGCCCGAGTTGCTCGCCTCGAAGGTGCGGCAGGTGCTGCTGACGGAAGGCGCTACGCCTCACTCCACCGGCGAGCTGCCCTGGCGCACCAGCTTCGGTGCGGGACTGTCGCGGCTTCGCCACCAGCGCAACAACACCGTGCTGACGGAGCTGGCACGCGTGTACGTCCGAGACGCCCTTGCTCGCTGGCTGCCTGGCGTGCAGTTGGTGCAGATCGAAGTGGAACAGAATACGGCAGAAATAGCACTTCGAGTCCGCATTCATGAGCGTGACTCATCAGTGACGCTGGAGGTATCCTCCGTCAAGTGAACGAGCCCTCAAGGCTGCTCGCGAGGTTAAGTTCGTTTTGTACCAGAACGCTGCCTCTCGGATTTATTTGCGCCCACCAAGTCCAACGACTCCGCGTCCATGCTTCGGCCCTAGTCTTCGGCATCATCAATCTGAAATGCGACCCCTGTCGGCCGTCTAAACATATACAGCCAATGATACCGCCACGACTCAGTATTCACCTTGTGGCGCGACGACAGCCGAAGACTATTCCGAAAAGACTCTGTCACACCAACAGCCCTAACTATTGTCCCATTGGCCGTAACCCCGATCGCACCAAGGTGGAGCAGGCGATGACACAATGGACAGAGGCAGGCGACGTTGTCCTCGGCATCAGCCCCATCGTGCGAAAGCGGCTGGACGTGATGCGCTTCTGAATAGGGCCGATTCGAAAGAAAATCAAAGAGCTTTCGATCGCAAATCTGGCAACTATTGTCCTCAGCTTCCTTTACACGTTTAACCACCTCGGTATCGCGTTCGCGGAGGGTTACAGTACGAACATACTGTGTCGACGCCACCTGTTGAGATGCAGATTGTGGACTTCCCGTCCGAACGCCAGACGCTGCATCAGTGGAAAACGCCGAACTCAAAGTCGGAAAATCGACCTGACTGTTTTCAGACGCAGCGGCGCGACTGAAGGGCAACGAAGGCTCCGCGACCGCAGACAGCGGTACATTTTCCGCTTGGTCAGAGCCACTCTGCGCTCCATCCGACAAGGCGACAGCAAGTGGAAACTTTTCGGGTTGAGGAACGGCCGTGGCTGACGACTCCACCATCGGGACAGCTTGGCTCGTTGGGAAAGTGCCTACAACTTCCTCTATCGTTTTACCGGGCCAGAGAGCCTCGGCTCGCATACGCACCTTTGTGACGAGCTCCTGATGCCCAGAGCGCAATATGTAGGCTGCCAGATCCGCCGCACGGCCTCCATAGAGGAGGACGCCTTTCATCGCAAGATTGAGCTTCGCGCGCGCATCTGCACTGACAAACTCCTCACGAAGCAGTTCTAACCCGACGCTACTACGGCTTTTTCTGGCGAAATCAAAGACAGCCTCAGCGTGCTCATGACTCCGCTGAAAACTTCGAAACCGAGAGAGCCACACTTCGTCCTCAGCCTGAAGAAGAAGACGCAGAACATGCTGAATACGCTCGTCCGACAGGCGCACATACCATGCCTCCGGGCCCATCTCCGGAAGACATGCAGCCCAACTCCTAATTGCAGCCAATGCCTCAAAACTGCCTCTCCCAACCTGATAGCAACGGACAGCAAGCGCGACACTTTCAACTGGACTCGCAGCGAGAACAAAGAGAACGGTCTCCGGCACATCTGAGTCCGCATCGGCAAATGCGGCACGAACAGCAAAGATTACCGCATCAAAGGAAAAACTCTCCTCCGAACTCGCAAGCAACTCCAGCGCCTCCCCTGGCGCGCATTTGGCGAGAGACTTCAAGGCCGTGTTGCGCATATCCCTATCAATCGACCTATCGCGCGCAAGCGCCTGAAGCACAGAGAGCGTCTCCGCTCGCGCCACACCAAACGTCCAATTTGACGCAAGAAGACGCACACTCGGCTGAACATCCCGGAGAAGAAGCCGCAATTCCTCCTCGAAGCCATATTCACTGCCTGCCACCAACTGCCCAATCATCTTCCGTGCATCGCTTGGAACATCCTCAGGATAAATGGCACACAAACGAACGAGTTCCAAGAACGCGATGCGTTCGCCAAGGCGACAGAGCAACTTGGCGAGGACATACTTCTCATCAATGGAATGTGGCCGTTGAAGCTCGCGTCTAAGTGCTGGGATCGCGACGGTGCCGTACCAAGCCCGAAGGGCACGGCCGATTGCGCGCCGATGATCTCTACTGACGAAAAGCATCGCGGCCAGCCGCGATGCGTTCTCTTCGGACGGACGCAGTTGGAGCCGACCGAGCATTTCGCCCACTTGCCCCCCTCGCGCTTTTTTCAATGCACGCAGATCAGTCATGAATTTCCTAGTGGGGAATGAGAGGAGCCATTCGTCGTTCGTAGGCGGTCGAAAACTGCCCGGCCAGTGCGAACGGCACGATGAGAGTAGTGATTGACGTCACCCAACGCATTGTACTCGTACTGGTTGCACCAGCTACAACGTGCCTAACTCACCATCGGGGGTCACAAAGCAGTACCAAACCTGCGACCCTGTCGACAAGTGTATGAATAGGTAGACCCAGCAACTAAGTCCTGCTCGCTCCTCATCACATGACTCGACGGCCCACACGAGAAGTCCCTCCCCACGTCAGGACATGTCCCCATGTCCCCGAAAAGAAGTGGGCCGAAGGCCTTTGTCTCCCGGTGGAGGCCTTCGCCTACGTGCCACTTCTTCCCGCGTCCACCGACTATACCTACCGCGACTTCGACGCCCTGCGCGCGCGCCTCGTGGCGCTCGTGAAGAGCGTCTTTCCTGACTGGACTGACTTCGACGTCGCCAGCTTCGGCAACCTGCTGCTGGAGATGTACGCCTTCGTCGGTGATGTCCTCGGCTTCTACCAGGACAACCTCGCCCGCGAGTCACGCCTCTCCACGGCTACCCAGCGCCGCAACGTCATCGCTCTGGCCCGCATACTGGGCTACCGGCTTCACGGCGCCCAGGCAGCCACTGCCGAGGTGGAGCTGCGCCTGGACCAGCCTCCCGCAGCCCCCGTCACCTTCCCTGCCGGCACCGTCGTCCGCACCCAGGAAGTGACGGAGGCTGTCCGCTTCCAGCTCCTCTCGTCCGTCACCATTCCGGCCGGCGCTAACCCGCCGCGCGTCGTCGCCGTGGCCGAGCACTCGAAGACGCACACCCAGCTCTTCGACTCGCGCGGCCTCGCCGACTTCGAGGCGCACCTGGACTTCGCCCCCTACCTCGACGGCTCCGCCCGCGTGTCCACCGCCCAGGGCGCCTTCACCGAGGTGGACACCTTCCTCAACTCGCGTGCCTCCGACGCCCACTTCCTCGTCAGCGTGGACCAAGGGGACAAGGCCACCGTCCGCTTCGGCACCGGCACCAACGGCCTGCCACCCGCTGGCACCGTGGCGGTGGTGTACAAGACAGGGGGAGGCGCGGCCGGCAACGTGGACGCGGGTCGCCTCGTCGTCGTGGAGGGCAGCTTCCGGGACGCCCACGGCCACGCGGTGCAGGTGTCCGTCCACAACCCCACCCCTGCCTCGGGTGGCGCGGACAGGCAGACGGTGGCCTCCGCGAAGTTGCTGGCCCCCGAGAGTCTCCGGGCCCTGACGCGCACCGTCGCCCGCGAGGACTTTGAAATCAACGCCCGACGCCTGCCCGGTGTGGCGCGTGCCCTCATGCTGACGTCCAACGAGGACGCCACCATTGGCGAGAATGCCGGCATCCTTTACGTGGTGCCCAATGGCGGCGGAATGCCCACGCCCGCGCTCAAGGCCCAGGTGCTGCGCCAGGTGACGGAAGTCTACCCCTGCACCCTAACCTTCCAGGTGAGCGTCCAGGAGCCGGTGTACCGGCGCATGGACGTCTCCGCGCGCCTCTTCCTGCGCCAGGGCGCTTCGGCCCAGGACGTCGCATCCCGCGTCCGCCAGGCGCTCGCCGCCCACTTCCGCATCAGCGAGCCGGACGGCACGCCCAACCCGCGCATCGACTTCGGCTTCAACCTCAAGGACGCCCAGGGCTTCCCGGCCGGAGAGGTGGCCTGGTCCGACGTCTTCAACGTCATCCGCGACGTGCCCGGCGTCCGGAAGCTGGGTGATGCGCGGATGGACCTGACACTCAACGGCCTGCCCGCGGATGTGAAGCTGACGGTGCGGGAACTGCCGGTGCTGGGCAGCGTCACCCTGCAGGACGGGGACACCGGAGGGCTGCTCTGACATGGCCCTCCTCAACCCCAGCTTCGAGGACGCGGGCGGGCGGCCCGGCGAGGCAGAGCACTGGACGCTGACGGCGGTGATGCGCCTTGAGGCCCTGGCGGGCTTCGGTGTGCCGGAGGAGGCATGCGAGGACTTCGAGCGCTGGTACGTGTGGCGCGCCGCCCTCTCCGACGTCCCCGTGGCCCTCGCCTTCTTCTCCGGGCAGCGCGACGGCTTCGAGGCCTTCTCCCGGGGCTGGGACAACGACGGCTTCCTCTTCGAGCTGCCGCCCGCGCAGATTGTCCCGCACCGCTTCGAGGGCCAGGCCGTCGAGACGTGGGGCCAGGGGCCCTTCCTCACGGGCTGGGCGGACGTCGCCTCCGTAGCGGGCCTTTTCAGCGACTCGCCGAGGGAGGACTTCGAGCAGCGCTGGCACACCAACGAGGGCTACGCCTGGCGCTGGGAGGACGTGATGGCGCGCGTGGCCCTCTTCAACACCACGCAGCCCTCCGAGGACTTCGACACCGGGTGGACTGCAGCCACCACGCAGTGAGGACACCATGGCACTCGAAGACTGGACTTACCTCAACGGAGGACTCGACATCGCCACCGTGGACAGGGGCGTGACGGCGGGCATTGCGCGTCCCCCGGGCGGTGGCAATTTCCTCTTCGCCTTCAACTCCCTCACCCCCGCGCAGGGCGCAGTTGGTCTCTTCGCCAACCTCCCGGACTTCGCCCCCATGGCCAAGGGAGGCAGCGTCCGCGGCTGCCTTCAACGCGGGCCCGGAGGCGGCCCCACCGGCTTCTCCCCCTTCCTCTTCCTGTGCGGCCAGGGCACCTCCGTCAACGACTCCGCCTACCTCCTGGGCCTCTCCGACGATGAGCCGCACCGGGTGGTGCTGCGCAAGGGTGCGGTGGCCACGGGGCTTCCCGACGCAGACGGGCCGGGTGTCCTCCTGAAGTCCTCGGCCAGCTTCACCCAGGGCACGTGGCTGCACCTACGGCTGGACGTCATCGTCAACGCCAACGGCGACGTCGTCCTCAAGGCCTTTCACAATGACCTGGCCGCGCACCCGCTCGGCGCGGCTCCCGACTGGCAGCCGGTACCAGGCATGGCCGACTTCATCGACGATGCCCTCGGCATCAACTCCGGCAGCCAGCCCCTCACCTCCGGCCGTGGAGGCTTCGGCTTCTCTGTGCGGGACGTCACCCGCCGGGCCTACTTCGACTCGCTCGAGCTGTCCCGACAGGTGTGACGCCCATGGCCCTCACCGCCTTCACCAGCCGCCTGGGCATGGGCCAGGGGCGCATTCGGCCCCAGCGGGCCACGCCCGCCTCGGGCGAGTACCTCTTCGTCCTCGGAGACGAGGAACCTGGACGCCGCTTCGAGCTGGTCCCGGGGGACTTCGCCGAGGTGACGCAAGCAGTGGACGTCACTGGCGTGTCGCTCGTCCGCTGCGCCCTGCGCCTCCGTGTGCCTGCAGGCGCCCCAGCGGGCCTGGCCTGGGAAGCGTCCCTCGTCGTGGACGGGGTGAAGTACGCCCGCTGCCTCGGACGCCCCGGCCGAGAGCGCCTCGTCGGAGACATGGCCGCCAACGTCTCGAAGCTCTCCGGCGTCCACACCATGGGCGTCCGCCTGGAGCTCATTTCCCCGTGAGGACGCCCCATGGCCACGGTTGAGCTGCCCGCCCTCTACGTCGACACCGTCTCCCTCTTCGCCGAGACGCGCCGCCCTCTCCTCCTCAACCGCGCTCCGAGCCCCGAGGAGGAGGACGTCCCCGTCGATGCCGCGCTGGAGCTGGAGGTGGTGGACGTCGGCGTAGACGGCATTGCCCGGGCGGCCACCCGCGTCTGGGTGGATGGAGTCCTCGCCTTCGAATGCGGCGACAGCGTCGAGGTGCAACCCGCCTTCGCGGGGCCCCTGGCTGAGGTGACGCAGACAGCGGATACCCTGCGCGTGGTGCTCCACCCGGCGGTGCCGCTGGCCAGCCAGGCCACCGTCTCCGTCCGCGTCGTCTCGGCCACGGCCGGCGGCGCGCACCTCCTCGACGAGACGTACACCTTCACCGTGGAGGACCGCACTGCGCCCCGCCTCGTGGTCGCCCAGGCCCTTGCGCCGAAGTCCGTGCGCCTCGCCTTCGACGAGGACGTGCGGGTGCCGCCCACGGCGCGCTTCACCTTCACGCCTCGTGGCGCCCCCGCAGTCCCGGTGGCCTCCCTCGAGGCCGCGGCCGACGGCCCCCTCGTCCACCTCATCCTCGACACGGAGCTGACGCCGGACGTGGTGTACGAAGTCCGCGTGGAGGGCGTGACGGACGCGCACTACAACCCGGTGCTCGCCCCCTACCACCGCGCCACCTTCTCGGGCTTCCGTCCAGCCCGGCCGCCCGCCCGGAGCTTCCAGCTCTGGGACATGTTGCCCCGCCACAACCGCCGGGACGATGTGACGGGCGACCTGCACCGCTTCATTTCCTGCCTCCAGGAGGTGACCGACTTGCTCCTCGCCGACCTGGACGCCTTCCCCGACATCTTCGATTTGGAGCGCGCGCCGGAGTCCTTCCTGGATGCCATCCTCCAGGACTTGGGCAACCCCTTCGCCTTCGAGCTGGACGTCCTCGCCCAGCGCCGGCTGGCCTCCGTCCTCGTGGACATGTACCAGCAGAAGGGCACCGCGCTGGGACTGCGCAACGCCATCCGCTTCTTCCTCGGCATCGAGGTGCGGGCCATCTCCCCCTTCGCCTCGGACACCCTCGTTCTGGGTGAGTCCGAGCTGGGGGTGGACTGGGTGCTGGGGCCCTCGGAGCGCTTCGCTCGCTACGCCTTCAACGTCGAGGTGGAGCGTCTCCTCTCTCCGGCGGAGTGCCAGCGCCTACGCACCCTCGTCGAGTACCTCAAGCCCGCTCACACTGTAAGCGTCCGGCCAACGACGTGCTGAGGGGCGTTGAGTGGTGAGTCGCCGCCATGGTCCCTGGCGCGTATGTCGAAGCCGTTGGAGAAGCAGGAGTGGTTCCGGGTCGCCGAAGCATTCGAGGCGA